CGAATGGTCACCACCGCCCGGCGACATCGACCCCAGCGACCGCACCTGGTGGCCATGGGCAAACCCCGCTCTCGGGATTACCGTCACCATGGAAGCCCTTGAGCTCGCCTACGCCACACCCGACCGCATGGCCTTCCTCCGCGCCCACCTCAACATGTGGGTCTCGGCCGCCCAAGCATGGCTCCCGCTCGGCCGCTGGGAAGCCAACCGCGCCGACGTCGAGCTGCCCCGCGGCGGCTGGCTCGCCCTCGAAAACTCGCTCGACGAAGCCCGCTTCGTAGGCGTCCGCGCCGGCGTCGTCGACGGCAAAGTCGTCACCGACGTCGCGTTCATGGTCGAAACCGAGGCCGAGGTCTGGCCGCTCGTCGTCGAGGCAATGCACGACCCGCAACTACAGCTCTCCGTCCCACCCAACCTTGAGCCCCATCTGCCACCGGATCTACGCCGACGGTCGATCATCTCCGGCTACCGGGAACTGAAACCGATGACGCCGCTCGTCCGGATGATGATCCTCGAGGGTCGCGTCCAACACCGTGGCAACGTCGCCATGGCGGAGCACGTTTCACGTTCCGTCGCGGTCAAGCTGCCCGACGGTGCACCCCTGTCGACACAGAAGTCACCCGGGCCGATCGAGATCGCGCGCGCCATGGTGATCGCCGTCGCTAACGCATCGAAGCCGACACGGTCCAACAAGGCGGCCTTTGCGTCGGCAGGTTGAGTGGATAGTTGTCAAACATCGTGGGAGACTCCGCACGTGGCACTGTTCCGCAAAACCCGAGAGCCGGCGTTCGCTTCCGCGCCGATCAAGGCCGCGGCCGGAGCCTCGGCTGGTGTGGGCCAGTTCTACGACTACACCGTCGGTGGGTGGCAAGAGCTGGCTCTCACGGTCCCCACGATTTCCCGCGCACGCGACCTCATGGCTGCCATGGTGGGCGCGCTCACGCTGAAGCACTACACGCTCCAGTGGACCGGGCAGGACTACGAGAAGCTGTACCTTGAGACCGAAACGTGGATGGACCAGCCGGATCCGAACGTCACACGAAACTTCATCATGGCGAACACGTTTTCGGACATGTTCATGTACGGCCGAGCCGCATGGCTCGTGACCTCGAGGTCGTCCGCGACCGGCAGGCCGCTCACGTTCACGTGGCTCCCCCAAGCCAACTTCGCCACGCCTTCTCAGTCGGGCCCGCAGTTTTTCGGCATCTCCAACGACCCTCAGTTCAACGGCGTCCCGCTGGACCCCAACGAGGTCATCACCTTCCTCGCGCCGTCACAGGGCATCCTGTACACCGGGAAGCGTGCCATCACCACCGCGCTCAAGCTCGACCAAGCGGCCGAGCGTTTTGCCGTCAACGAGATCGCGGCCGGCTGGCTTCAGCAGACCGACGCCTCCGAGCCGATGAGCGCCGAAGATCTCGGCGAGCTGGCCGCGGCTTGGGCGGCCGCTCGCCGCAGCAACTCCATCGGCGCACTCAACAGCGTCGTCACCTTCAAGGAGTTCTCGCAGGACCCCTCGAAACTGCAGCTCGTCGAAGGCCGCCAGCACCAGTCGCTCGAGCTGGCGCGCGTCGCCAACATTCCGCCGTATCTGCTCGGCATCGGCGTGCCCGGCTACACGTACCAAAACGCCATGGCATCTCGGCAGGACCTCTACCTGTTCGGCACTAAGCCCTACCTCGACGCCATGGAGCAGACGCTGTCGATGAACAACATCCTCCCGCGCGGCCGTTACGTCGAGTGGGATCTCGATGAGTACCTCGGCGAGGCCGAAGCGGGCACCTCGATGGACAACTCGCCGTCGAGCGAATACACACCCTCTGGAGCCCCAGCATGATCTACCGACTTTCAGCAGAACTGCCCACGATCGACGCCGCCGCCGGCGACGATTCCAAGCCGGCGTCCATCACCGGGATCGCCGTGCCGTGGGCACCGACCACCGCGACCGTCATGGGCGGCCAGAGGGTCGCGTTCGAGCGTGGCGCGTTCGACGTGAACCAGAAGCCCGCCAAGCTCATCGAGAACCATGACCTGTCGCAGCTGCGCGGCGTCGTGAACGCTCTCGCGGACCTCGAGGAGGGCCTCGGCTTCACCGCGACGTTCGCCTCGACGCGCGCCTCAAGCGACGCCATCGAGCTCGTCAAGGCCGGCGCATACGACTCGGTCAGCGTCGGAGCCGAGCCCGTCGAGTCGTACTACGACAAGGAACTGAAGGCGACCGTCGTCACGAAGGCGCGCCTCATCGAGCTCTCACTGGTGGCTGTGCCCGCGTTCGCGGACGCCCAGATCACCGAGATCGCCGCCTCCGCTGAGGTGGAGGAAGCAGAAGAAACCCCAACAACCGACCCCGAGGAGGAGTCAGAAATGTCCGAAGTCCAGCCCGCCGCGGTCGAGGCCGCGGTCCCCACCACCCCGATGCTGTTTGCTCAGCCGGTCCGCGAGTTCAAGATGCCGAGCATGGGCGAGTACATCGCCAAGTTCATCAAGGGCGGCAGCGAGTTCGCTGAGTTCAACGCCAAGATCCGCGCAGCTGCGCCGGACGTGACCACCAGCGACCTCGACGGCGTGCTCCCCACCCCGGTCATCGCCCCGGTGTACAACAACTTCCGCGGCATTCGACCCGTCATCGACGCCGTCGGCGTGCGCGCCATGCCGCAGGCCGGCAAGGTGTTCATCCGTCCCAAGGTCACCACGCACACCTCGATCGGCACCGTCACGCAGGGCAGCACCATCCAGAGCGGCACGTTCGTCGTCGACGACGTGCAGGTCACCAAGGCCATCTACGGCGGTTACGTCGAGCTGTCCGAGGCCTCGATGGACTGGTCGTCGCCCGAGGTGCTGAACGCGCTCCTCGACGACATGAGCCGCATCTACGCCAACCAGACCGACGACGTCGCCGCCGACGCCCTCGTGTCCGGCACCACCAACACCAACAACTTCACGTCGGCCAACATTGCCGACCCGACCGAGTGGGTGACGTGGATCTACACGGCCGCGTCGGACATCCTCACCGGCTCGAACGGCAACCTGCCCACCCACCTGTTCCTCGCCCCGAACCGCTGGGCCAGCTTGGGCCAGCTCGAGGACGGCAGCGGTCGCCCGCTGTTCCCGCAGGTCGGCCCAATGAACGCCTACGGCCAGCTCACGCCGGGCACCTCGGCCGGCAACGCGTTCGGCCTCGCCGTAGTCGTGGACCGCAACCTCGCCTCCGGCACGCTCCTGATCGGCGACGCCGTCAGCGGCGGCTTCGAGTGCTGGGAGCAGCAGAAGGGCGCGATCTCGATCGAGAACCCGAGCCTGCTCGCTCGCACGATCGCATGGCGCGGCTACTTCGCCCCGGTCATGGTCGACGAGACCAAGTTCATCAAGGCCGCTTTCGTCTGATCGACGCTCGAGGACTGCACCATGGCTACCTTCACCATCACCCACCGGCAACGGCTGGATGACTATGCCGTGGTGCAGACCCTCGAGGCGACCGACATCGGCATCGGTCAGAGCATCACTATCTCTGGCAACAGCGACGGTCTGAACGGCACCTACACCGTTCTTGCCGTTCCTGTCAACGCATACGTCGGGACCGACGCGCAGAGCGACTGGATGTACGACCCTGAGTACATCATCCTCAACCAGCTGCTCATCGCATCACCCGGCGCAACCATCGACCGCGACAGCGGCACCGGCACCATCACGTGGACCCAAACGTGCACGTGGATCACCGTCGCCAACGTCGAGGAGTTCTTGGGGATCAGCGCGGCCACGGCAAATGACACCGCGTTCCTCACGACCGCTGTCGCGGCGGCGAATGCCTGGTGCTTTCGCCGCCGCCAGCAGGCCGGCTACCACGACTCGCTCAGCGTCGTCCCAGACGGATCCGTCAAGCTCGGCACCGTGCTCTATGCCGCCGGGCTGTACCGGGAACGTGGCACCACCGGAGACGTCTACCAACAGTTCTCCGACATGGGCGGCCCGCAGCTGATGACGCTCGGCCGCGTCAACCAACTCCTCGGCGTCAAGCGGAGCCAGGTGGCATGAGATGGCGTCGGGCCTTTTCATCGACGCGATCAACGCTGTCGTCAGCCGCATCACGGCTCTCGGCTACGTGGCGGTCACTGACCCCAGAAACGCGCGCCCGCTTACTGTCTTCGTCGAGCTCCCTACGTTCGAGGCTTACACCTCGAACGTCGCGGACATCACCATCGGCCTCCGAGTACTCGGCGCGCCACCCGGAAACCAAGACGCCACCGACTACATCCTCACCGTCGCAGACGCCCTCTACGCCGACCCCGGGCTCGCCATCGTGAGGGGCGTCCCATCGACAGCTGCGATCGGCTCCCAAGAGCTGCCCGCCTATGACCTCACCGTAAGAATCAGCTCTCGCCGAGCCTGACCAGAAAGACACCATGAGCACCACCACATTCCTGTCCAACGCCACCGTGAACCTCACGGCGGCAACCGTCACCACCGACCTCAGCGACCAGTGCACCGGCGTCGTCATTGAGGCCAAGAAGGTCATGCTCCGCTCGACCGCCATGGGCGACACCGCCGAGAAGTTCACCGCCGGCCTTCAGGACAACACCGTCACCCTCAGCCTGTACAACAGCTACGGCGCAGGCGAAGTCGAGGCCATCCTGTACTCGGCTT